TGTTATTCAGGGATTCGAAAAAGATGGTAGAAAGTATAACTCATTAGGTCTTTCAGGCTCAATAGATAAAATTTTTAACGAGACCACCAATCTTATAAAAAAAGCCATTGATGAACTTGAGGTTATAGAGAAAGGCAGTGGTAAATAATTACCACTGCCTTTCTTTTTTTTTACTATCGTCCCCCGTTAGTTAAATAATCCTTTTTCTTTTAATGTATCAAATAGTTGTTTGTATCCCTTTGTCCCTCCGTCAATTTCAATGGCTTGTGCATAAGTGCAATTCTGCGGAAACATTTGTAAAAATACATCCAGATTAACTTGACTCCCATCCGGAAGTAAAACAACGTTACCAGCTACATAGCCGCCGTTAGAAAGTGCATCCAAAAGCATTTTAATTCCCCTCCTTATCTTCTTGCCGCAGCTATGGCGTATATATATAATCCTCCCGTTGTAGGAGCAGCCGCCGCCGTTGCGGAAGCTTCATACGCTACAGCAGGCAAATTTCCGAGCAATGGCGTATCCGCTACACTGATAGTTTTGGTTGCTCCTGCTGCGACAGATATATTTGATGCCACGTTGAACCCATAACTAGGACTGCTAACACCAATGTTTACAGTTACAGATTGGTCGAGTGTATTTTTGATAACAAAAAGTGTTGGAGCAAAGTTACGGCTCCGTAGTACACTGATTCCAGGAAGCAGATTACTCCATACGCTATGGTATAATGTATCTCTAATTGCTACATTGTACCATGGAACTGTTACAATATAATGTGAAATAAAATGGTCAAACTTATTTGAAACCGCAACACTAAATACCGTCTGTGTGCTAGCCCCTATATTTTTAACAATTACTCTGTAATATGGTGCGCTGATAAATAGCGGAATAACTAATCTATATCCGCCCGATGCACTGTCAAACTGTGCGTGGAATGAGTATTGGTCAAAACTAGACGGTGAGGCAGAAAGTGCTTCTTGTAATGTAACCTGTATTGGCTGATCTGTTTCAATTATCAGATACACCATATCTGTTGTTCTTTGCAACCATGGTGATGTATAACTATTATTTGCGGCTAATGGAGCTGAAGTGAGAATTGTTGCTGAAGCTATACTTCCCGTTAGTTGAACAGGCAAACTTCCATCCGAATTCACTTGCACTTGGTCGGTCCCATCGCTTAGACGTGTTGGTATGGGATTAGCTACGCTTGCTGGGACCCATACGCCCGAGTTATTCTTCCAATACATTCCTGCACCAACAGCTATCCTGTTATTGTTGTCCTTAGCCCCTATATACGGCACGCCCTGTTCCGTAGGAAGGCCATAGCCCGCAAGAGGCAATTCAAAAGCCATATTTTTATGCCACCTCCGTTATTCTTGTCTTTAAGTTGTATAGTTCTTCACGAGGCCATTTTTGAACGTTTATATCGCCAATTACCCTAAAATAAAAAGCCTCGCCGAACGGGTCGAGGTATCGAACTTTATTAGCCCCTTTCAGCAACGCTTCAAGTCTTTCAAACTCCTCCCTTCCTTTTACCCAGCATTCAAGTTCAAATTCACGCCCACTTTCCTGACTCTGCACTTCCATGTATATTGAGCCGAGCACTGGTTCTGCTTGCCCGACAAAAGGCCTGGATATAGATTCGAGTGTGGGCATGTGCTCAAGAGCAATATCGCCTATGAAAGTCGTATCAACTACAAGCAAGCCCGAAACTGGATCAGATGGCGGGGATTCATAGCCGTCAACTGCTACAGCCGCTACTATATACTCATACGTCTGCCCGGACGCTGCGATCAAGTCCTCCGCTTCGAGACCAGTCACAAGGTCCAGCAGTTTCTCCCACGCCGTTGCACCCTGTTTGCGCCTGTATACCCTATATCCGGCCAGGTTCTCTGCAGGGTGTTGGGTCAAGATGAGGCGTATTAAACCTTCTGCGGGAATAACCTGCAATGTTGGCGTCACTTCCTTCGACATCACGCATTGGAAATATGCCAGCGGAGTCCAGCCGGAATTTCCGGCGGCATTCGTAGCTCTAGCCCTCCAGCCATAAACTTTACCGTATTGCAGTATCCCAGAAGGGATCTGCACGGCAACGTTACCTGTTGCTATCCAGGGCGCGAGCTTCGCATCTGGATTAATCGCAATTGCATCCATATACCATGTAGCCGTCTGTGCTCCTACGGTCACCACCGCTATTTCTACCGTAGCCGCGTCTGCAGGAGCTTCGACGTCTTCAAGTGTAAATATCTGCCATGCGGTAAGGTTTTTGTTTGTGGCATTTGTCGGCGGTATTGAAAGGCCCATCATTGCGCAATGATAGCCGCTGTATAAGGGCCATGCTGGTGTCGCCTTGGAAGCGATAACTGTCCCGCTACTGTTCTTCACTTGCAGCAGCATCTTCACGGTAGGAGTTCCGCTATCCGCACGTAACCTGACAACGCCGCTGTAGTGCTTGCCTGGTTCTGCAGTTGCGCTAGCATAAACTCCAGCATTATCGGCATTTGTAACGGATACCTTCAGGCTTGCGTTCCCGTGGAAGGCGTTGTTGGTGTCTCGTGCGAGCGAAGCTCCTCCAATACTTGTGAATCCGGTTGTATCGGTTTCCACTGAACTCTGGTTGACTGAGAGGATGTTGTATTCGACGGCGGTTTCCCAGCCGAGGTTGTTGTCGGCATCGTATATTTCCACCTCCAGCTTTCGTATTGGCTCGTTACCTTGGCTCTCGACCTGTGCCACAAGGTCGAAGCCCGATACTCTATCAATTATCTGACCCGGTGCGTTAGGCGTCCCGGCGGGTTCTTTCGTTGTCGCAGCGGAAGGAGCGATATAAGTGATGACAAGTTCAGTTGTATAACCATATTTAGTGGTATAACCGTAATTATAAAACGCTACTCCTCCGCCGTAATTCGTCATCTCGAACAGCCAGCCGTAATTTGGCACCGCTCCCGATACCATATCCTGAACGTGTTTAGTCACATCCCATGGCGGTGAGAATTGCCCAGGCTGATTAAACGCATCTGTAACGGAGGGAGCATCCTGGCTGGTGAAAGTGGGCTTTGTATTCCAGGTTACCGTCTCCTGCCAGTCGGAGGTAATACGATTGGCCCGAATAGTGAGAGTTCCGGTGCCTTCGCGCTCATATATTGGATCGTCTGCGTCATACATCCTCCAGCGGAGGTATGCGCTCAATATTGTTGCATTTGCGGGGATCTGCGAAAGGTCGAATTTGAGCAAGCCGTACAATTTATAGGCCCAATTCTCAACCCAAGCATTAGCAGTGGTATTACCTGGCTGCGTAGGCTTATCTTCTCGAATTGCTGCAAACTTTACGGCTCTCAACGTCCTTGTTACCGCCAACCGCATCACCTCCTTATGCCTAACTGTGCAAGAACATCAACATTTGGCCTTTGCTGGCCGTTTACCTGAATGTATATAGCCTGTGCCTTTATGACTAGATTTTTAGCCTCCACCCCCATGTTCTCCACTTCGCCGGTTGTTGAAGTCACTACGGTAACCATTTGCGATGGTGATGGCGGTATCCGCTCCAGGAGAGGTATCAGCCGCTCCGTAAGGCTTCGTGTAAGCCACGTCTCTCCTTCATGCACATACGCAAAACCGCTGGTGTATACTTCGCCGCCTTTCGCAAAGCCTGGTGGCTTCTTTACTCCAGGTAGAAGCACGTCAGGCCCTGGTAAATATACGCCTTCCTTTTTGGCCGCTTCTCTTATTGCTTTGCCCAGTTCTTCCGCTGCTTTTTGCCCGGCTTTGTCGCCTTTTGCAAAGCTATCCCACCACTTTTGCTGTGCAGCTCTCAGTGCATCTTCCCATGAAGAGGAATAGCTGGATTTACTTCCTCCGCTGCTGCTATATGTTTCAACAGCACGATTATATTGCAGTTTCTCCATCTCTCTCAGATGCGCTTCCAGGTCTTTCTTTTCCTGCTCATATCCCTTCAACAATATCTGCCGCCGTGCTTCGGATTCGAGTATTGTCGTTTGCATCAGGGCGGCGTAATATTCCCGAACGGCCTCCAGTTTTTGGTTGTGGCTTTCCCGTAAGTCTTCCAGCTCTTTCTGAAGTCGTTCTCTTTCTTGCCGCCGTTTTTCTTCCTCGGCTTTCAGCTCTTCTTTAAGCCTGTCAAGCCTTGCTTGAAGCTTCTGTTCTTCCTGCCAGCGAGTATATTCCAGCTCGGCATCACGAAGTTCTTTTTCCTTTTCTATGTCATGCGTCAGGCGCCTAATTCCATGCTCTACTACAACCATTCTGGAGCTCTCTAACTGTCCTCGTAGTTCCTCTATTCTACGGCGTTTATCCTCCTCTGCCCATTTGTTGCGCTTTTCGTTCAGTTCTTCTTCGAGCTCTGCTATTTCTTCCTGTATGCGCTTTTCTTTCTCGCTCGCTTCAGAAAGCAGGTCAATTCTTTCCTGAAGAGCTTTCGCTTCTCTGTCATATTGTTCTTGAAGCCTTCTGGTCTGTTCTCTTTCCTCCCACGAATACGTCTCACGAAGCAGGGAGCTTATGTCCATCACCTGTCGGCGGATAAGTTCCTCCTGTGCCTGCTGCGCCTCCAGTATAGCCCGCTGATCCTGCCACCATGCTATAATGTTCTGGTTTATCGCCGCAGTGAGCCTGTCTATCTCTTGCCGAACAGCTTGTGTGGCATCAACATAATCCTGCTTTGTGATTTTTCCACGTGCAAGGAGGCTGTTAAGACTCGCCTGCTTTGCGTTGAGTTCAACTAGAGCTTTTCTGTATGCGTCCGCTTCTTCGTGCAGTCTCATTTGATGTGTCTTCAATGCCTCTATTATGTCAGCCCTTGTTTTCTCCAGTTCGATATACGTTGTCATGGTGCCTTTGCCGGATTCAAGGAGGGCCTGGAGATACTGCTGGCGGGCATTGAGCCTTGCGACTGCTTCGTCGGCTCGCTTGGTAGCCATTTCGTATACGCCAAGTTCGGATGTAAAAGCTTGCAGTTCGTTGCGGAAGGTAGTAATCCATGAATGTGTTTTACTTCTGCTACTGTCTGACAAAGTGATAGTCCTGCCTGAAGAAGGAGTATATGTTCTGGCTCTCGATTCTGTTTCTTTCGGTTGCTCCCAATATGTGCCTTTTCGGATGCGCTCAAAAGTGTTAATAGCTTGTTCGGCTCTAAATTTTTCTTCTTGAGCTTCCCTAAGTTCGTTATTTATCCTAATAAGTTCCTGCCTAATTTCTTCTCTGCTGATAATACTTCCTGGTGCCCAAACATTCGGTATGCCTTGAGCACCGCTCGACAATACTTTTTGCAAAGATTCTCTTTTCTTGGTTAAATCGCTAATTCGCTTTTCAATGTCAACCATTTGTAATTTGGCAGTCTCAGCCTGAAGTTGATAGTAGCTTTTCACTTCCTCTTTAAGTCGTGCTATTTCTTCTTGCGCTAACTTTGCAAGCTCGGCGGTATTGATTATCGCCCTTCCCATTTCATCAAAACCTGAAACCGCTTCTGGGAATATTGATATAAGTTCTTCTGTTACCTGCCGGAGTAATTCTTCTTCCTGAGCCGTTCGGTTTGTCTTATTTATCAGTTCTTCATACTGTTTCTGTAATTCGGGTATCCGAGCTATCTGGCTTTCTAGAGTTTTTATATGAGCTTCCTGCTCTATGCGGGCTTTTTCTTGTGCGCCTTTGTATCCAGCCAAAGCCGTCCCGGCAAGAGTAATCGCAGCAGCCACCCATCCCCATGGGCCAAGTGAGGCGCTTATTGCAACTTTAAACTTGTTATATATTCGAAGAACAGTATTAAGGGCAACTGCGAGTCCGCCAGCACCTAGTAAAAGTTCCAATATTGCTCTAATTTCCGGATCCAAACTTTGAAAGCCAATAACAAGCAGATCAATTGCATCTATGATGTGTCTGAGCAACGGCTCTATGTCTTGGCCTATAGTAATTTTTAGCCGTTCCATGTTGCCTAGCGTGCGCCTTATAGCTCCATCTAGAGTTTCAGCCATTGTCAAGGCAAAAATCTGGGTTGTTCCGTTTGCCTCTTCAAATGCACGGACAATTTCATATAAGTGTTTACTTCCCATCTGAAGTGAGGTTAATATTGCTCTTATACCGTCGTTCCCAAATATAGTTGCTAAATATTGTTGCTTTTGCGCTTCGGTTAATCCATTAAGCCCACGCTCAAACTCGGCTACTATATCACTCCATTGCTTCATTCTACCGCTGTTGTCGTATATTTCGATGCCTAGCGCATCCATTATTTCGGCTGCTTCCTTTGATGGATTCACGAGGGCCAATATTGCTGACTTTACAGATGTTGCTGCATCCTGGGCGCTGGCACCGGCGTCTTTAAGTGCGGCTACAGCGGCAAGGGTCTGCTCAAGGCTTTGTCCGAATTTACCAGCCACTGAACCAACAGAAGCCAATGCATACACTAAATCTCTCCCGCCAAGAGTTGTCCTGTTCATAGCTTCCGTGAATGCGTCGGTAATTTCTCTTGTATCATCAAAAGTTAGGCCAAAGCTTTTGATAGCCGCAATAACGGCTTGAGCTGCTTCTGCTTGGTCTATCATAGCAGCCGTAGCAAAATCCATTATATCGGGAGATGTTTTCAGTATTTGCTGCGTATTTAAACCCGCGGCCCCAAGTTCTCGATACATTTCAGCCAATTGTTGCGGACCGTATATACTTCCTTTTGCGGCAAGCGCAGCTTTTTCCAAAGTCTTATTAAAATCTCCTGCAATGAGGCTTGCTTGGGTTATCGTCGCCTCAAATTCCCTTGTGATTTGGATTATGTCTTGAAGTCCTCTTTCAAAAGCATATATTACGCCGAGCTGACCCAGGACTTTATATAGCTCATCAAGACCTTTCGCTGCTTCTTTCCCTGTTTTACCGACATCTTTTTGCGCTTCACTTGTTTGCTTTAGTGTGTTAATATAGTTTCTGAAAGCTCTGTCAAATTCGTCGTAGGCTTTTATGACTATTTTTAATTCATCCTGGCTGGGCATGTTTTATCACCACCTTTAATCTTAAAAGGAAAGGAGGGACAAAAATGGACAAAACTTTAAGAATGCTCGGAGCGATAATAATAATTTTGGCTGTCATTTCTGGAGCAATTATTTTAGCAAACATTGACTGGCATGAATACAATTTAGCAAAAAGGGTTTATCAAGACTTACCCGACAACCCGTATGCACGGCAGGATTATTTGATAGCAAGAAACATAGTTTTCCCTCAGATTGTCTTTGCAATTGCAACTATATTTTCCGGAATAGTCTCTGGACTGTTTTTTGGTGGTATGGCTGCAATTATCGAACTGCTGCAAAAAAATGAACAGAGCAATCAGCAGATAATTAGTCTTTTACAGCAAAGCATAAATCAAGAATATCCTGCTTCAGACCAATCCACAAATTGAGGTGAGTTATTTGAAGGAATACACCATTTACATAATTTTAATTTGCATTATAGTAAGCATATGGCTTTTGTTTTTTTCGCCATTTCACGAAGTGTTTTTCTCCTTATTTGAAAGCAAAACTTCTAATGATACAGACTTAATTTGGGATGACAACTGGACTCAATTCGTAAAGATATTAGAGACTAAGACCAGCGAAGATTCTATTTATTTGCGCGTCCAAAATATAAGCGACTACGAAATAAAATACTTAATGGTTACGTTTTACCTTTTGGATAGTAACGGAAAACCAATTCATGAAGAAACTTATCCCTTTGACGCTATTCCGCCGAACTATATCGTAGAAGGGAAAATTCCTGTTATTGAAAATTTGCCGGAATGGACAGGACAAATTAAACTTAAAGAAATAAGCGGTGCTTACTACCTAAAGCGAGATTGATAAACTATCTCCTAATCACCCACCCATGCTGCGATGTGCTCTTGCCGCATTCCTGCGCCTTCTCCAGCCACGAAAGCCATTCCCTGAAGCGTTTATACGTTGCAAAAGTATCTTCCTGCGGCATGGGGTAGCCTTTCATGCGGCATAGCTGAAGCCCATACTGCATCTCACGGTGTATAATCAAAAGTTTACGTTGGTCGGCAGAGCACTCCGATGGTGGGGCTGGGAAGGGCCATCCCTCACCTGTAAGATACATAATTTCCTGCCACTCACGGCAACGAAGTATTATCGGGAGAAAAAATCCGACGGCATTCCCTCGCGATACTGCTTCCAGGCCAGGAAAAGATCCGACAGGACGCGAACGGGAAGAGCCTCAAGCTCATCTTCACTGCTGAAATACGGTTCATCAGGATTATCGGCCTTACGGGCACAATGTAAAATTTCAGTAACCATCTGATACCTTCTGGCGTGATACTCGGCGGTGCTGTGGTATAGTTCCTGCTCCAAAGCTTCAATCATGCGTATCTGCTCCAGCTCTTCCAGTTCTTCCTTGGTATATACCTGATTCACAAATTCGGCTATTCGTCGTCCCCTCTCCCGGATTGCTTCCTCACGCTTCTTCTGTTCTTCGGGAGGAAGCTCTGCCACTTCTTCGGGAGTAAGCTGGTCGTAAGGACCTTGCAGGTCCTCCGGCAAAGCTTCAAAGAGCTTGCGCTGGAGGGCCATTTTTTTGTCCAAGAGCTTGACGTCCAGGCCGTGCTTTTCGCATATTTCTTTGAGAACTTTAGGTAGCAACGCTTCGCTATAAAATCCGCCTTCTCTGTATAGCTCCATCAGCTTTGCCGAATATGCCCTGGCGGATATTCCTCTCGTCTTGGAATTCAAGGGCACAAATGCAAGATTGGGCAAGCCGTATATGTTCACCGGTGTCGGGTTGGAAACTACCTTCTGAAACCTTCTCTGGATCATGTCGTTGGTAAGTTCAGCCATGATAATACCTCCCTATGTATTTCTCCCAAAAAATGAAGGCGGCCAGCGGTCGGGAGTAAACCGCTTTCGCCGCTAGCAGGCTAGGCCGCCTTAGTTAGTTGGCATCATAGAATGTCTTGTGCAGGCTAATCCCCATTATTGCTAACGAAAAGTTTAAGTAGGGTTCGCAATGTAGACAACCAGAGCTTTTTCATTCTGGGTAAGTCCGCTATTTAATGTAATAGTGGAATCCGTCTCGGTGTAATCCGTGGTCTTCTTGAGAACCTTTACTGTCTTTGTCCCTTGGGTCTGTCTCAGCACCAGCAGCGCATAATTCCCCTCATTATCGGCCACGGCTTGATTTGCAAGAGTAAGTGAAGTTACCGGCGTAGCAGCACCACTGAATACTTCGACTTTGATTTTCTTTCCTTTTGCCCTCTTGCTGGACTTCGCCTGGAAGTTATACGTCCTTGCGTCCGGACCTACCTGGGCAGGAGTTCCGGCTAGTTTGGCGTAATTGATGAAGTGACCTCGTATCGGAGTTACTCCGTCCTCTTCGTAGGCATTGGCGACAATGTAGAACGGGAATCGCACCTTCGGGTCATCCACCACAAATGTTGCCGGATCCACGCCGCTGACAATCGCCTGCACAATGTCCTCGCCCTCGGAGCCTTCGATGGTGAAGCTCCCGGAAACACCCTGATACATATCCGTAATCTCTAGCGGACCCTGATTTCCGAAGTTGTTTGCTCCCCGGCGTGTTACTTCGGCTTCGTCGGTATAGGTAAACGCCGTTACGCCAGGCACCTTTTCCTTATACGCATACGGGCCGAATATAAGAGTTAACTCGGCAACTTTGGTCTGCTCTATAGCCATTATTTATCACTCTCCTTCTCTTTTGGATTAATTTTTGTTTTTCCCCCACACTTCGGACAAATAACCTCTACGGCTTTGTGCGGCTTTTCTGCGAACACGAACTTAAAGTTGCCGCACTTGCACTCCTTTATGAAAATATCCATGCATTACACCTCCTGCACCGGTTTTTCCCACGTTACCTCCCACGTGAGGAAGATGCTCTTATACTGTCTGTCCGTATCATTCTGGACCGTATCCGCCCTGGCCCTGCCGAAAATGATAATGCCGGAATCCTGGGGTGACGGATTCGGCGTGCCGTCGGGTTTCAGCCAGGTCTTTCTCGGTATCCTGCGCTCATCGAAATAGGCCCGGACCTTTTCGGCAATAGCATTTGCCTGATTCCAGGTATCCTGCTTCGTCCTTACCTCGCATTCCAGCACCATCAAGAAGCGATAGGCTCCCTCGGAAATCTCGGGAGTTTTTCTGCCGAAATGGTCGGCTGGTTGAAGTCCCTGCCGCAATACGTTCACTGCCAAAGATGGATATTCGCCGCTTCCGGGCGGCATTTGTTCAAAGTAGATTGCAACCACGCCAAAGTTGTTTTTCTGCGCTGCAAATTCTTTATTTATACTCGCCCATGCGTTTAGCATACCATCACCTCGTCGGCGGCAGGTATTCCCCTTTGAGTGTGGCAGCTATGGCTTTTTCCATGCGTTCGTTGAAAAATCGGCGTATAAGTGGAATATTCTTGCGGAAAAAGCCCTTTCCCTTTACACGAAAGCTCATCCCAGCTCGTTTATTGATTCTGCGGTTGACATCCGCTATTACAACCCTGCCGTTCACGTTTTTAAGGATGCCTGCTGCGAAGAGGTATCGCCTCTGTTTGTCAGTCAATTCCTTCGGACCTCTCGGTGTGAAACCGAATTCCACGAATTTTACATAAAACACGTTGGTCCCGATTACGCCCTCGAATCCGTTTATTTCAGTCAAGCTCTGTTCCCGACCTTCCTCTTCGGCCTTCGGGTCCATCCCCATCCCTGTATTGACTACCCTGCCGCCTATACTGGCCCTCAATCGCCCCGTATCTACCGGGCAATCTTCTGCAATGCGCCCGGCACCCCACATCACCGTTGCCGCCACTGCCGCTTCCACGTTCTTTTTCAAAAGCTCCGCCCGTTTCTCAGCCGCCGCTATAAGCTTATCCATGCTCTGAAACTGAATCTCGAATAGCTTGCTCATTCTTTCCTGCACCTCAATTTCCAACCCAGAGTTCCGCCAAGATACATGCGGCGGAGTTCAACGGGCTTCCATGTCATGCCGTTGTAGACTATGCGGTCCCGGGCATCTACGCTTTCCCTTCGCACGGTAAATTCCAGGTCACCTATTGTAAAGGCTCCGGCGCTTACCTGGATTTCTTCCACCGTAAGCTCCCGAACAGCCGCCGTAGTTTCTTCGTCAATATATACATCCTGCGGTGGAATGCCAAGGGCCTCATCTCCCGGCTCCGTGTGGTCGTAGTGGCGGTAAATGATTGTCTGCTCCGTTGCTGGAGCAATTTCGGCAAGGGCTTCCTGCATGAAAGCAAAATCATCGGAGGTGAGCATTTATTAGCCCACCTCCTCGGGCAAATCGAATGAATCTGTCCAGGGCACCTCTATAATGGCGACATCGCCCGAAGCCAGGGCCATGCTTCGGAATATCTCCGCTTGTCTCCTGCACTCTTCGGCGGTCATGGTCTTGTCTACGGTCCGGCCATCTACGGTGAATTTGAAGTTCCGCAGGCTGGCATCTCCAGCATAGAGTAGCCATATATGTGCGGAAGCGAGATTTACATCGCCGCCGTATTTGCTCAGTAGGGCATTTAGAAAATCATCGCTGAATTTAGGTGGACTTCCGAGATCCCGAACGTTTTGGCGTAGCAGTTCCAGGTCGGTCATCTTCCCGACCTCCTTGCATAGAAATTAACTGGCCCAGCAGTTTATTGGTCTTTTTGACCTCTTCGACCAGCTGGGCCAGCATCACCTCCGTAAAAGTAACGGGCCGGTTATTCATTTACTTATGCCACCTGCGCTTTTACGGCAAATCTCCAGTCAACGGCCTTCACGCCGACGACGTGGCGCACCCTGTATTTGATGAAATCGCCGGTAAGTCCAACACCCTGGGTGATGTCAGGAGTTCCACCGTTCACGAACCTCCAGCCGCTTTCCTGGACGAAAAGCTGCGGCTGCCTGCCAACGGCACGGAGGAAGGCCACATATATGCCGTCCACATCAGCGGGATCGGCTACCAGGTACCAATCATTGGGATCAGTCAACCAGGGCGATACGATTATTTCCGCTGCGCCCCTAGCAGGGTTGATTATACCGGCGTTTCCATTCGCAAGAGTGGAGGCCGCCGATTCTACGATTTTTCTGGCGGTGAATTCCAATTCAGGCGGCACAATCAGGTACAGCCTGCCGGAAATGTCTATGGGCTTACCTTTGTCATCGGTCTGCCTGCGGAGCTTGGTAAGAGCATTTTCGAAACCAGTCTCGGATAGAGCGTCAGAAATAAGGTTGTTGTGGTCGGCATGGAATAGAGGCTTACCGTCGGACATGGTTACTGCGGAAGTGTGCCCATTCTGGAGTATTCCGAACACCATGCTGTTTATCAAGCGTGCTGCGGCTCTGCCGAATCTCTCGGGCTGGCGAGTTATGGCGTTCAGGTCATCATTTACGATAGCTTCCCAGGATACGCCGAATTCCCTGCCGTATTTGGCGACTTTGTATCCTTCGCTGGTTTCGGACAAGGTGCTGTCCTGATATTCGCCCATCTCGGCCACCGGCAGCAGGTCATCGGCTTCGGACAGACGGATGACTTTCTGCTCCTTGAAGTCAGGGACGTCAACCTGCCTGGTGAACATCTGCCATTTATCGGGCACGGCCTTGTAGGCGGCTTGCAGGACTTTTCCGACTTCATGGCTCAGGAGTATGGGGAAATCGCTGGTTGTCCCCGCTTCTGCGAGGACCTCATACCCTGCTCTGATTCCATACCTTTTTACGGATTCTGCGAAACGCTCAAGCACTTCAGGGCTGCTTGCTAACCTCATCATTATCATCCTCCTTAACCCTTCAGTTTTACTTTGATTGTGGCCGTCTGGCCTGCGGCTATCGTCTCAAGCGCATAGCCGAACAGCACGCCGGTGTCTTTCTTCGACAGCTTCGGCGTATCTGCGTCAACGTAGTATATAGCGTCTCCTACTGCCACTGCACTGTTTCCGGCACTATCCACGGCCTTTACGGAGAGGCTATATACTCCCTGGGTGTCTACCGTAGCCATTCCGCTGGCGTCAGCATCAATTAGAGCCACTCCGGCAATCTGGCCGACTACTACCGGGTCACCGGATTTTACTCCGGTCCCAACTGTAAGGAAAAGTCTTCTTCCTTCCTGCACGTAATTGGTCGCCATTATTTGTCACCTTCCTTTTTCTCCGTTTTAATCCCAAAAAGACTGTCCAGAGCCTCCTCGGCCTTCTTTAGGGCTTCCTGGATGGTGCCACCAACGTTAAATGCTCCTTCGCCGTTGCCAGTTACCTTCCCGGCCCCTATCTGCACGAGATATTCCTGCTCGGCTTTTATCGCTTCTGCAATCTTCGTATTTAGGGCCTCCACATCAAGCGCTCCATCTTTAGTCGGTATGCTGGACTCAAGCAGAGCCTTTACTCTTGCCTGTGCAGGTTTCGGTAAATTGGACGCAGCCACCTTTTCAGCGATAATGTTTTTGGCCTCCATCAAAACCAGCTTGCTCTTTAACTGTTGATTCTCGGCCGTTACTTTATTGATGGTTTCCTTAAGCTCGTTCAATGTGTTTTCCACCTGCGGCTTTGCCTCCTTCATAATTTGTGCTTTCAGGTCATCGATTAAATCCGGCCTGTTCTCCTTCAGGCCATCAATGGTGAGTTCTTCCCATTTCACTTCGTTTTCCTCCTTTCTATTGCTTGCGATGAGTTTTTCTATTGTCCCACCTGCCGCCGCCTCTGTAACAAGGTCGGCGCTGCGGACCTTTCTGATAGCCTCAACCAAGAGGCCCGTCCGCCCTTCAGCAGTTCCCGGCCTGGTAGTTCCAAGTGCGTTTATGCTGATTCCAACCAGGTGCGGAGCTTCCTTTATCAGCGACCGCAGCCACCCAGCACTTTCCAGGATGTGCAGGTTAGCAGTGATTCGCCCGTCAGCTTCTTGCTGGACGCCTTCATACCAACCTACTAGGTCCCGAATACTCCGTTCGGGCCTCTCTCTTTCTTCGGTGCTGGTAGGATGATCTGCATATGCCTTGGCTCCCTCAAAAAGCCGGACCGCTTCCGCCAGGACCTGCTTGCTGTAGTAGCGTCCATTTTCACTCCATCCGGGCCGGATGATTGTCACTCGCCATACCTTGCCCTCCTGATCTGCAGCCGTAGCTTCGGTTAGCCTGGTGATGTCCCGTAAGCTATCTTCTTCTGTATCCTGCTTCGATTCCTCCAGATGCCGAGGTGGTTCCCAACCGTGTTCACGATACAGCGCAAGAAGTTTCCTCTCAACTTTCTTGCGGTCCTCTTCGGGAAGCTCTACCCTGTTGCCCCGAAATCCACCTGGCGACAGTGCCGTAGCCGCTCTGCCGAGCTGTGCCCTCGTAACCTGAAGCCTCCCGTCTACGTATTCCTTGTAGCGGAGCTTCCAGGTCGAAGGCTTATCCGGATCTGGCACATAAAGGTATGCACTGGCCGGGTATTCTACGCCATCCTCCGTTTTGGTGGCTTCCAGCATTATATCCACGTTTTCACCTCCTTTCTAGGATTTTCTTCGCATGTCATTGATTCTTTTGACCTGCTCCCAATAATTTTTAATCGCCTCTTCATTGGCCCGCTTTGCCTCCTCTTCATCCGTGACTATATGAGCCACAACAGCGCATCTACACCTCGGATGCGCTGGAGGGCCGCCGAAGGGTATTCGGTCTATGGGGAATACTTTTTTGTGCAGTGGCCTGCATACCGGGCAAGTGCGCTCGTCCTGCGCCGTAAGCCATATAACGCGCTTCACGCCATAGCTTCTGTATTGCTCTAGTGCTCCCTGATTGAAGGCACGTATCGTCTCCGTACGTGCAATGACTTCCGCTCTTGTTTCGATCTTCTGAAAAACTCCCCGCTGTAATGCCGTGCCGCTTGTAAGCCTCTTTACCATCTGCGGTATGCTTTCGCCCTGGATAAATGCTTGTGTAAGCTGGTTCCGTATCTGGTTCCGAAGCTCCTGGTTAACGTTTTTAATCAAGCCCAGTTCGTAATCCTGGAGAAAGGCCAGGGCCGACCGGTGAATCATGGCGAAGGTGCCTATCACCTTAACGCCCAGCGTCTGCTCAACCCATGTATCGGCCAGCGCCACAATCTGCTCTGCTATTGCGACGTCGCCTTTTCCCCGCAAAGCATCAAGCCCATATCTGTCCAGCACCAATAAGTCCCTGTCTATCTCTGCAAGAAGCCTTTCCAGTCTTGCCCTGTCCCAGTGTTCTATATCGATTTGCGCCAGCCGGGCAAGGATGGCCTTTTTCGCTTCTTCGTAGCCACGAATCAGGTTTTTCAATTTCTGTCGTTCGTAATGGTTCAGCTTTTGCAATATTTTCTCGTGCAGCCTTTCTGCATCTTCCCAATTAAGAGCCATGCATTATTCCTCCCCGCCCTGCTCCGGGTTGAAAGGCGGCCACTTTGCAGTATCATCTTCCCGCTCTCTTGCTCTGCGTATTTCTCTCTCCTGCTCTATAAGCGCCTGCTCCTGCTCCCAATCTTCGACACCGAGTTCCGTGGCAATGGTCCTGTCGGATTTGATTCCCATCTCTTGCTGGGCCTGAAGTGCTCTTGTCAGCTTCTCGATGTCCTCCTGCCTCAGCGGCGGGAAGTTCACGTCAATGTAGCAGTCTTCGGTCGCCTTCTCTATCTTCTCTTCCACTACCCGGCCACCGCGATATACATGTTTTACTACGGTGATCCTTTCCGGCAATCGTCCCGCTCTTACCCCGGCCTGTATGACCCTGCGGAATATCACACGGAATATCCAAGCCATCAACCCTTGGAGCCATTCGAATTCCTTCCTCATGGGAAGCTCCATAGCTTGAGCGCTGGCAAGGTTTGCAACGGAAGCGTCGCCGAAGTAATGTTCGAATACGTTACTACCCGCGGCTATCATGAGTTTTAGTGCCCTGCCGTCCTCCGAAGCGTCATCCGCGCCGATCTTGTTCGCTATTATTTCCCATTCAACCTGATCGTTCGATACCAGCACCGACCCGGCCTTTGGCGGCTTCGTATCTACCGCGCCGCCTATTGCGTTTCTAACTATTCCACCTATAGCCGAGGCTGTCTTTTGGGCTGCATTGAGCATTTGCGTAAGGCCAGCACCTTTAATTTTTTTGTGCCATGCAAATGCAGTTTTCGCTTTGTTTATTTTGGCCCGGTCCTCCAGCCATTCCTTATACGCTTTTATCCAGGGCAATGTCCGGTATAGCGGACTCACGCCGCGTTTCCATCCTACAGGTTTGTTTATCGCCACAAAAAATACTTCATCCGCTGGTATTTCCTCAGCGCTGCTCCCTGTATGCGAAATTTCTTCATACGTGCCGTTGCCCTTATATCTGCGTTCGACCCATTCCCTGCGAAAAGCTATTGGCGTATCTACGTCTTCCGGGTCCGTGATTATGTCAGCGATTTGAATCGGTGGTATCAGGCGCACGCGCACGTCTCCGGTAGGCGCTTCGAAGAAACGCACATATAGTTCTCCAAATACCTGCAAGCTGTCAAATATTTCTATCTGCCGCAAAAACATTCTATTGGCGGGGTCGTCCCAGAAACGCCGGAGCCAATCCTGCACCCGTGAATCTTCGGCAGTGAAGCTGATTCCTGCACCCAAAGTAAAAAACCGCTTGACCTGGACTATCTGCCCGGCAAGCGGATTCCTGAGCCATGCTTCCTGCGCTTCTCGCATGATTTCACGCACAGCTTCGGGGTTTAGCTCTGCGGTTCCGTCACTGCCCACCAACCGCCAGCCTCTTTCTTCGTCCTGTAGCTGGGCAACGGCTTCTAGAAGCATCCCTATTGTCGTATTCAGTTGATCGATTTGCTGCGCAAAAACCCTTTTTGCCAAATTCTCTGCTAAGCCCATCAATACGTTCCCCCTATCCTCACATCGTAGCTCTCGACCTCGGGGATATATTCCCATGCGGGTTCAGTTCTGAAATGGCTGTATAGCGCATATCTATTTCGGTCCATCGCGTGGTCGTTCTGTTTTAACGGTTTATCCTCTCCTTTTAGTTGCGCCTTGTGATCCCAAACGTATGAATAGAATTCCTTAATCGTGTGTTTGCAGCTCGGGTCAATGAAAAAGCGCCCTTGGCTCAGCATAGTCGCAACAAAGCGGATACCATCTAAAACATCATTCGCAGCTTCGGTTACAACGTAACCACGCTTTCTTAATTCAGCTATAAAACTTGCCGCCGAAGGGTCTACGTATATCGCTTCTGGAATTATATCGCCTAGCCAGTTAGCAAAATCATCTGCATATTCCGCATCCGTTTTTTGTCGCCCAGTTTCCCTTGAATCATACCAATACTCCCGGACAAGATACACCGTTGGATTCATGCTATTGCTCCACCCGTAAAGTCCAAAAGTGCATGGATTGTTTGTGCCATAGTCAACTGCAACGATGAATCGGTTTAATCCAGTTGGTGCAGGTCTTACATGTTTATCTTCATCCCACATGTCATAGACAACACCCTCTGCAAGCACCCATAAACCAAGAATAAAGCGTTTATACCACAAGCCGGTGTATTCCTTTTTGAGAGCCTCGACGTAGGCCGGATCGAGGTTCAAGTTGTCTTCCAGAGTAAAATGCCAGCTCTTTAGATTTAGCTCCCCAGCCCGGTCAAGGTAATTGACCTTGAGCCAGTGATATGGGCTGTCGGGATTCGTAGTACCGATGAACCTTGCCCCCGGCACCGAAAGCCGGGAAAGCAGCATCGTGAAGAAGCTTTCCGGCCAGAGCGTGATTTCGTCTCCGTAGGCCCCAACCAGTGTCATGCCACGGATTTTGCCTTCCGCTCGCTCATCATTCGCTCCAGCCAGGTAAATCCTGCGGCCAAATAGTGTTGCTTCTCCTTCGCCACGATTCAGTTTGAAGTTTTTGCTACCTACCATCTGCTCTAGCGGGTCAAGAATGTTCCGCTTTAACGTCCGCTCTGTCTTTCCCACCATGAGCAATTCCCCTGGCGGTGCTTCGGCGACAAATTTTATCCATGCCACAAGGCTGGCAACCGTCTTCCCTGAGCGAACCGAGCCGTCAAGTATGTTTAGCCTCGCCGTTGCATTTGCGATAACATCAAGTTGCTTCCGGCTGAATCTCCCCCATGCAAAGCTCATTTTACTTCACCTAGAGCTTTTGTGCTTTCCCTGATTGCTTCGATGAGTTCTTTCAGGCTGTCGTCGTCTCTTCCTGTTTTCTCGTCAAGCCCTAGCGACAACCGCTGGCCTTTCTGAGCTTTCTCCATCACGTTCGCAAATTTCTCCAGTATGTATGCGCTTATTTTGCCCTCCTTGTTTTGAATGTTGCTCTTGTCATTCAAAGCCTCTTGCACTATATTTAAAAACTCACCCCACATCTTGAGGTGAGTCAAATTCCAATCAATTTCCTGCTTAATTTGTCCTTCTATCACACCTTCAATAATTTTGCATCTCTTCTGCTTCTCTTTTGCATCTTTTTCTTTATCCCATCCCTTAGTTTTCTTAATAAAGTTGCCATTATATTTCAAGCCTTCGCGCTCGGCAAACTCGCGAAGGCTCTTATAATCTCCAAGCAAGAATTTCTGTCGCAACGCTTCCCAGTCGTACCGGTATCGGGCCATCACCTCCCACCTCGCTTTCGACATACACCCCCGGCCCCCGCCCCTGGCCTCTCATGCTGGGGTGTTCTCACCCGCCCGTGTGGGCTGCCATAATAAGCACGAAAGCCGCCCCTCCGTTAGGCGGCTATTGTCGTTTATATACACTATTCTACGCTACCATTATAGCACACATAAAACGTTAAAGTGTGCTGCACTTTTCATCCTGCTTTTTCTTTTCTCTCAACATCAATCAAGCCATATTTTTGCGCCAATAGCGCCATGTATAGAATTATTTCATTTACCCATGTATAATAAGTCCGTCGTTCAATATGAAGCTTCTCGCATATATGCTTTCTGTTTTTTTGTTCAAAGTATTTTAACCTAATCAATTTTCCTTTATCTTCCTTACAAAAATGAGCAACTGTCTTTTCAATCACCATAACCCATTTCTCTTTCTCTAATATTGAAGGTCTTAGTAGTTTAATCGCTTTAATCGCTGTTGGATCAGAATAATAACCAATGCCTCCGCCCCACTCACCTATCTCTGGAGGGCTGGAGGATAAGACGGATTCCCTGTATTCTTTTATTTCCTGTTTTATGTTTCGATAATTATACAAATGCCATTCTAAAAGTTTAAAAAGCTTTCGGTCAAGAACTCCCATCCTCCAGCCTCCTTATTTTTAATATTTCAAGCCCCTTTCAATTTTCTCTTCTCCGCCAGCAATTCTCGCAACTGCTTAACATATCGTTCCATTCTCCGCAAACAAAACTCCCTTTCCCATCCTTCTGTTACTTTTGCTTTATTATAATCTTCTCTGTATTTCTTTTTTAGCAACTCTATTTTGTGATTTACTTCTTTAATCCTATCAATCATTCTCCATCCTTCCTTTCCGTTAGATATAATCCGCTCTCCCATTCTCTATAAAGTTCAATCCAATCCTCCAACCTCATTATCACCAACCAATCTTCCCTATTTTTCCGCCAAAATACGGCCGGCTTTTCGTCACCTTTGGCATCTCTGACAGCCTGCCGTATAGCCTCATAAATGTTTAATCGTTCCTGTCTTTTGCACTCAATATGGATATGCGGCAAGCCGATCACATCGTCGCCGCCTATGCCGCTGTATTGCTGGCCCCGCCTCGTGCTGTATCCGTACTCCCGCAGCTTTTTTGCAAGTTCGAGCTCGCCCCTTTTGCCCTTTCTTTTGCTGTTCATAACTGTAACCTTCCTTCCAAGTTATACGCAAATAAGGTAAAATCGCATTTCCGCACCCTCAGGTAATTTCGTTGCTCCTTCAGGCAATCTGGGCCCTGAATACTGTGCTACCACTGCCATGTCTCGGCGTTGGAGTTTAATCGTCGCTCTGTTGTAAGGGACTTCTATTCCGAGCATTTTTTCGAGTATCCTCGCCGTATCTTCGTGCCCCACTGCGGAAACGAATCCGTCCTTTAGAATGTCTTTGGCTTCATGTGTCTCTAGTGGCAGAATTCGAACACATACCCCATCGCCAACCTCAAGCATATTCAGGCTGAATGCGTTCAAGAGATACACCTTCACGGTTTATGCCCTCCTCTCAAGGTATATGTGACAATTTTTCAGATCTCGTAGCGCCTTGTATACCTCCCGTTCTTTCTCTGCGCCCGTCATGTTTTCAAAATACGTGTCCATTGCCTTGTAAATATACGTGAGTGCCGTTTTTCCATATTTGATGCGATCCTTCGAACGCCTGTGTTGATACCACAATGCTATAAGTTCCTCTATTTTTGACGCTATTGCAGCCAGGAGTATGAGTTCTTCTCTGTCATATTGCGAAAGGTAGCTCTTATACCCTTGTTTCGGGCCCTGCCTTTTGTACTGGCGTTCCGCCTGCTTGAGCCTTTCTTTTTCCTGTAATAATTCCGCTATCGATATCATTCCTATCTCTGCCTCCTGCACCATTATGCACACTCTTTAGCCTCTCTTATCAATGCATCCAACTTTTTCTGTTTCGCCAGGAGTTCCAATATCGCTACATCCCTATATTCCTTCTCGGCATTCTCAAAGTTTTGCTCCGCCTGCCTCAGCTCTTCTTGTGCTTTTTTAATAAGCAAGTAAAGGATATCTTTTTTAAGAGCTGCTTTTATCATGCTCTCATAGCCTCCTCTCTTACATCTCTTACATCGGGGATAAAATTTTTGCATGATTTCACTATATACAATCGGCCATCTTTTGCCGTATCTTTTATCTCCGCTTTTTGCCAAACACGTGTTTTTCTATCGACCCACGCACATCTACCTGCACGTGCATTTGCGCAATAAAAGCATAATGATTCTTTACTAACTCTTCGAGACCTCTTGTTTAATCCGAGCTTTTGTATTCTGACTCGTACCGCATCTGTGCTTCTCCCTAAAATCTTGCCCATCTTACTATAAGACATTTTCATAAAGTTTTTTCTCAGAAAATCTATTTCTTCATGACTCCATTCTCCGCTCCGCACGCCGCATCGCCTCCAGCTCATCGTCAATGTCCATTAATCTAGCCAAAATTCGTATTTTTTCTTGCCCTCTAGCTCGAATATATCTATCCAGGAGCTCATTACGTTCCTGGATAAGGTCATTAAGGTCATTCCGTCTTGCTACTTTCACAAACCAATCACCTCGAACAAGTTTATTTGTTCTGGCTTTAATACTTTTTGTTGTTTGCAAGGTATATAAGGCAATCCGTCTTTGGGTTCGTATTTGTCGCAAGTCATATACTCCGGATCATCTCTAACAATCAACTTTTTCCTTTGTTCAAAAGGTACCCCGAGACAACAATAATTTTCCTCAAATCTACTCCAGTATTTGCATTCCCAGCATACTTTCAACTCCCTACATGTATCCCAATTTGGAGCATAACTATCACACATTTCATTGCTCACATTCCTTACTAAAGAACTAATTTTGCAGTAATGATATCCATCGTATGCCGTCCTTTCCTCCACTGGAACATAATACCTACAAGAAAGGCAAATGTTATAAGCCTCCATCTTTATCACCTCATACGAGTGCATTTATACGTTCTAACACTTTCCTTAAGTCGCCAAGAAGCAAATCTATCTCGTCTACAGCTAAGACTAATCTCCTTTCTTTGTCTTGCCGTATTGTGAGTTTTCCATCCCTGAAGTGATAACTGAACTTCCCCGAAAACTCCACCTGCTTGAGCGATACATCCACAACATCAGTCCGCGGTGTTTCTGCCTTTCCCGGCTTCTCTTTTTTCTCTATGTATCCAAGCCTGGCCGCTGCCGCTTTGACTAGCCAGGGTTTCATGCCGATCTCTTCTGCTATCTCATTAAGCGTCTTCTTCCCTGTTGCAAAATCCTCTCTCAATATCTGTTTCAATGACCGTTCCTTTTCGTCGGCCTGATACTTTTGCACTTCCTCCATTTTCTTTTCTCCCCCTTTCCGGTATTTGGCCAGTTCTTCTTGACTAAGATAATACGTCTTTACTTCGCCATTCCGCCGGTCAGCCGGTGGAAGCCGCCAGTCCCAGTGAGCTACCTTGCTAATTGATGTGTTGTGGGGATTACCCATTTACAACACCTCTTACGCTGCATCTTTGGGAATCGGTATTCCTCGCTCTTTCATCGCCTTTACAATGCCATCTTTTTTCTTATTTGCTTCCCACCACACCCGGAAATTTTCTGCTGCTAATCGTTGGGGGTCCAAAACTTCGACAATCGAAGGTATTCTATATTCACTCTTTTTTTCGCACTTAGCACCATCATACCTGTAAGCTTCCCCAGCCCGGCAAGTGCAGTGTGCCGCATATTCAGCTTTGGTGTCTCCAATCTGTTTCTGATAGAGTATAAATCCCCGATCCATGCAAACCCAGCATTGTGGGATGTAAACTTCTTGCTTTTTCATTCTTCTTTCACCGCTTTCAATCTCCAGTCTTTTCCTTCAATTTTTACGAATTCGCACATTTCAGCTAATCGCGATACTATTGCATCCCCTTTTTCGCCTAATTTTTTACGTAACGCTGCCGACGAAAAATTGGTTGTTACGATTATTGGTTTCTCATTCTCGTATAACCGGTTAATGATCTGATATAGGACCGTTGATGTGTTTTCCGAAGTGTTTTCTTTTCCAAGGTCGTCTATGATGAATATATCCGTGTCGTCCGTTAACGCCTTTATTACCTCTGCTTCAGAGAGCTCCGAATCTTTTCTGTATGTGCTCTTTATAAGCGTAACTATATCCGTTACGTTACCGAAAATGACGGAATAGAGTTTGTTTATAAGCTCGTTTGCTATCGCTGCTGCTAAATGCGTCTTCCCAGTTCCAACAGGACCTGTAAAGAGTAAACCTTTTTCTACTTTCGGGAAGTTTTTGGCAAACTCGTAGGCCTTTTTGTAAGCATTTAGTAGCTCTGGTGTAAGGTCGTTTTTTTCGAAAGTCTCGAACGTTCTCTTTGCAAATCTTTTCCCAAGGCCACTTTTTTCAAGTAGTTCCATAACCTTTTCCTGTCTCTTCTTCATGGCCATTTCTTTAGCCGCCATTTCGTTGGCCTCGATACTCTTTCGGATATATTCCATGAATTCAAGGTCCATTTTTATCACTCCTTACCAGAGATTGTCATAAACGCTCTCGCCGCCGGTCCCCGTTTTTGCAGGGGCACCTTTGTTTCTCTCCTGTTCAACTTCACTCTTCAAAATGCCCAGCATATACACTTTCGGCTTGTCAGGCTTGAACCCAGCAGACATGCGAGCACTCAAGATATGTATCGCTTCCAAAACATGTGCATAGCCAAAGCGGTTATAGCAGTTACCAATGAATGCGTAATCACTCTTTTCCGGCTGAATACCTTCGATGCTTCTGTATTTTTCGGTTAGCTCCGCGATAATCTCTTTATTGGTTGGTGGTGTTTCAAGCGGCGGGACGCCATTGGCGTCTTGTTTACGAAGTAAACAAGTATTATATTTATTGTCTTTATTATTGTCTTTATTATTTTTCTTTATATGGGGGTCAGATTTGTCCGGGGGGGAGAGGTCTAATTTGTCCGGAGAGGAGCGGTCTAATTTGTCCTCTCCGGTCTGGTTTGTCGAGTGGTCTAATTCGTCCTCTGAGGTCTGTTTAGTCACCTGCCAGGTATCGTAGTATTTGTTGAATGCCAAAATCCTTGGCGATGTAAATGTTGCTTCTTTAACAACCTTAATAATGTTCATATCAATGAGCTTCTTTAGTTCTCTTCTGACCTGTCTTTCGCTTAGGCCGGAGGCTTCGGCTATAAATTTAGAGGATATTTCACACTCCTTTCTGTTGTATCCATAGGTGTATCGCCAAATAACCATAAGTATTCTGAACTGCGTTCCGCTTATGGGTATTTGGGATATTTGTTCCAATATTTCATTAGCAATTCGTGTGTATCCATCTTCTAGTTGCGGACCTATCATATCTAAAACCCCCAGCCCATAAAATTTCTATATCCTACAACACCTAACCCCCTCAGTCTTAAAAAGATGCGGGCGAGCCGGGGGTCTGTTAGCCCGCCCGCTGGAATATTACTATTTACTGCTTTCCTTGATCAGTCGACATGTCATCTGCACTTTTCTCTAGTTCTGCTAAGAACTCTAAAAGGTCATTCGCTTCTTTACTAGTGAGCTTCTTACTACTGTCCTTTCCGTATCTCTCCAACATTAATGCCTGCATTTGGTCGCTACTGAAACCTAGTTTAGAGGCCTTCGCATATATCTTCTTGAGCAATGATTCAGGCGCTTTATCATCTTCTTCTTTTTCTGTTTGTTCTTCTATTACTTCGCCTTCTACCCACTCGGCTAAATCTTCAACGTCTTGCGTAAATATTCCGCTTGACCGTGTTGCGGATAACGTTGCATCAATTAATGCTCTCTTTTTAGCCATTTTTAAAACAGTATTCCAAAGTGTCCATGGGTCCTGGTTCTCTAACCGGTACATTTTGTACTTTTTCCCGTTTCGGTCTACTCTGGTTTCGGAATATAGGCTGTTCTTGTCTAAACCGTCAGGTAACTTCCACTCCGGCACCCACCGCCAGCGATAACGTCCTTCCATCGTATTTGCTTCTCCCACACCTTCGGCAACCACCACTCCGCTCCGGCGGTGAACCAGGGCTATTGTCACCCTGGCCCTGTAGAATCCAGTTTCTACGTTCTTTTCCTCATCCACATTTTTGACTACAGGAGCATAACCATATAGCTCGCACAACTTTTCCGCACCCGGTTTTAGTAGAGTGGGTTTTTCGGTCCCAGGAATTACGCCGTAGTCCTGATCCTTGACCATAACTTCTTTGAAAAATCTCTGGACCAGCCCCAGTTTTGTCTTCATGTCGGCCAGCTTGAGGGCCATTTCTTGCGGAGTATCAGCTATCTCCAAAGCGTTGTTCTCTCGATACTCTTGAATCTCCATACTCATTAAAACCTCTCCTCTCTAATCAATTTCTATAATCAGCTTTTCCGGCTGTTCTTCTATAGTGATTCCCTCAATTACTTCTCCGTTCTCATCTACCACAACATTCCCAACTACTTTAACCGCTTTTTTAAGGTCGGCTTTATTCACTTCTTCTTTGATCCTAATGAATTGATGCTTGCCGGATTGTTTCAAAAACGCCAGCAATTTTTCATCATCGTAAATCCACTTCGGTTGCTGTTTCCTGAATGTTGCCTTCCCATAAGGTGTCGAGAGCCTAAATTTACTGTCCTTTTTCCTCTGCTCTGCCAAATATTCGCCTATCAAGTATTCGAAGAATTGTATGCTTCTTTGGGCTTTTTCGTTTTCCTTTTGGAGCCATTCCTGTATCCTTTCTATCTCTGCTTTTGCTAATTTTTCGTTTTCCTCCATTTGCTTTTTAAAGGCTCGAATTTTTCGCAATGCCCAATTTGCCTGTTCTAAGTTTGTTATCCTAAACCTATCTGGCAACAATTCCGCCGCTGCCGATTCCTCGTCTATTTCTTGATACAGGAAGCTTTCCGCTTCCTGTATCTCGAGTTCCTGAAGCTTATTTAACATTTTTCCCTCTCCTTTCTTTCCGGGCCCCTGCCTTTTCCCAAAGAGCCCATGTTTTCATTGCTATTAAATACAGTCGGAAATCTTTATTTTTGCCTGTGAATGCCGCTATTCTCATATGACCATCAACCCCTTCATCAACCCCTTTGGGTTTTTACGCCATTCTATCCTGGCTTTTCTCCCTGCCTCTTGCCGTGCTCGGTAAGCCATAGCGGAATAAGTAGGACCGGCGGCTACTGCCTCACGGTAGACTGCCTTGAGGTCAACGCTGCGGGCGAAAACTACTTCTTTCGGGTTCTCCCCTGGCGCAAAAATCCGACCATAAGCTTCATAGGCTCCGTCCCTATACCGGACACTCACACGCATTGTATATTTTCTAATCAGGTTTCCGGGGTCCGGATAATCCCAGTTAACCCCCAGGTCTATCTCTCCTCCAGCCTTAAGTAATTGCTCCCTCCGGGCCCATTCTTTCTCGTCCACCTGCAGATCGGCATCGAATACGCCACCACCAGACTTCGCATAGCATACAGGGCCCAAACTCCTAGCTATTGAATGCGGATTGGTGAGTTTTCTTCCACACCTGACACATGTTCCTACACTCATCTTACTCCCTCCATTGACTACCCCATTAATTCGTGATAGAATGGGATTAGGTGGTTTTTGTTAATAGGCGGCTTTCACAGCCGCTTTTTCTTTTTTGATATAGCCCTTTTGCCAACATTTATCATTGTGCTGTTTTATCAATTCACTAACATCGCACCACTGGCCGAGGGCTATCTTAAGCGTTTCAATGTTGTGTTCAACATCGAGAAATTCGTGTAGACATTTTATGAAATCGCTCCATTCTGTCGGTGAGAAGTCTTCCCGACTGTTTTTGTTTACAACTAGTTCCAGCATTCTTTGAAGCACAGCCTGTGCTTCAGCCATCTCGCTTATGAGCTTCAACATTATTGATGCTGGGTCCAGATTAACACCGGTTAGAACCTCATAGCTATAAGCCTGGCCGATAGCGCAATGTTGCTTGCAATATTTCTGAGTCAACCAAGGTACTTTCAGGTGTTTACTGATTGCCAGGACCGCATCAGGCGGCGGTATCTGCTTCTCTGCCTCGTAAGCTTCTATAGTGCGGGGGCTTAAACCTATTCTCCGGCCTAACTCCGTTCTTGTAATTTGTCTCTCCTTCCTGGCACGTTCAATTGCGGTGCCGATATGCACTTTCTTTCCCACCTTTCCGATAGAAAATAGGAGTTCAAACATTGTTTTTATCAGGCTAATTTTATAAGCTATACTCAGAAAACACCATGCACATTAGATGCATTTTGGATGAAGTCTTAGGCAATCTTTTACTCGATTTTGCTTTAATTCATGCACTTAAAGTGCGTATTTCCCTTCCAATTTTGCACCCACCACCCCTGGCATCAGGGCCCGGTGCCGGGGAGTTACTCCCTCTCCACTTCGATGTATTTTGGAGTAGTATAATAGCCATCGATTATGTCGCGTCCACCCTCCAGCACTAAACGAACGTATTTACACCAGCTACGATGGACTACTTCAACAACCTTTTTGCCGTTTATGCGGTCTCCCTTATGCACTTCTTCCAGCCGGACCATCATTTTCATCGGTTACTCACCTCCATATAGGCTCGTATATTCTTTACATACTGCCGCCAGTTCGCTCTTTAGTTCCTCATACCGTTTCCGTGCTTGCTCTGCTGCTTTCATTAGCCTATCTATCTCGGCCAGTTCGCTCATGATTGTTTGCATCTTTGCCAAGACCCGGTCAAAATCTTTAGACTTTTGATTTGAGATAATAGTAATTACGTTCATGGTCCTCCCCCTCTATACTTTTTTGTGAGCAAAGCCAAACTAACATTCATCTTTCCTAATCCTTTTAGCCTTCGCTGTCACCTCCTTTCAGCCTATCGTCAGTTTCCTTAGTGCTTCTCTTGCTTCCGGCTTTTCCAGCCAGCGAAGCAATGATTGTTTTGGTATTCGAGTTCCTCGCTTTCCTAGGTATACAGCTGGAAACCCTGGCAACTTTGTTAGTTCATACGCTTTGCCTCTGCCGATTTGGAGAAACTTTGCTAGTTGTTGCACTGTCATTACTTCGGGGAAATTATCCATTAGGCTCCCTCCTTCAGGCTGCATATTCCTCAACAAACTGTTTCAAAATCATAATGATGTAAGCATTTTTTGAAATCCCCAGCTTTTTGGCTTTATCGGTTATTGCCTTATCAAGGTCCTTGGGGATTCTTAGCGTAATTTGCTGCCTATTATCCTGCTTTGGTGAATTCACTTTGATTTCACCTCCTGATTATAGTATATAGTGAATTCACTTTAATGTCAATATGAATCTTGGAAAATTTTTGTTGAAATGTTATTATGGTGTCAAAATGATTTCACAAGGAGTAATGTTTATGGCTACCGATAAGAGACAATTCACACTTCGATTGAGTGAAGAGAATTTCGAGAAAATCAAGTATATTGCCAGCGTCAATAAGCGGTCTATTGCCATGCAGATTGAGTATTTAATCGAACAATATATCAAGCAATGGGAAGAGGAGCACGGCGAAATTAGCCTTGATGAAATTCAATCCTAAGGTTAGCAGGACGAAGAGATATGCTGAACTGCATGGAAACATGCAGAAGTGCAGGATAAAAAGCCTGTACGGTAACATAACGGATATTATTAATACTGAACACCTCGAACATCTTAATAAATTAGCCGAGATGTCTGAAAGTATGAAAAGGGCCTTTAATGGCATTAATCCAGTATTTCAGCAAATTGCAGAACAAACTGAAAGACTAAATAAGATGTTCAAAGCGGGTAAATATCGCCCCGCCCTGAGGCAACTCAGGGCCGATAACCGGGTAAATTCATGGGAAGCCCTAACGTAGAGTCGAGGGTGACCATGAGCCAAGCCGAGAGAATTCGCCTTTGTGTATCTCGGAAGGTGCAACGCATAGGCAGTGAGGAGCGATACCAATAAACTGCCCACGAACACCCGGCGTCCTGCTAACTTACTTTCTCATTTTCTTGTTCAGATGTAACATATATGAGATCAAAGTTTTTGAGCTGTTCTGCAATCTTTACCAGTTCAGTTAATAGCTCGCAATATCTACCAAGCAATCGAAAGTAGTCATCAACATTGGTTAATATCATTGGCTAATGCCTCCCTTCCCCCATCCATCTTCCTCCTTTCATGCGGTTTGTCCTCTGTGCCCTCTTTAAGGGCACTATATTATCCTCTTTTAGCAATCTCCTTATAAAATCCAGTCCCTTCTGATACACTAGGGTCTTAATGTTGATACATACCGTCCCGTCTGGCTTGGAGTATTTCTGCTCTATTGTTCTGAAGTAGCCGCAGTCAATATATTTTTGATACGGAATGTTGTTGCTCATCAAGATCCCTTTGTTTCTCAGTATCTCGAACAGCTTATTCCTGCCTATGCCCATATCGAGCACTTTCGCCGCTGAGCCAATGTCTATAGCGTCCTTGCTTCCGGCTACCGCATCGTAGAATTCGGCTTTGGGCAGCATTTCCTTAATCTTTTTATCCTGCTCTTCGATGATTTTTTGGGCCTCTATTACTGCGGCGGCTAAAAGTTTTCGTGGATCCAGCGAATATGCCCCGGTTTTCCTGATTTGCGGAATTACTTCGTGTGTTATCCAGCGCTTGAATTCTTTCGCCTCTGGCTTACGGCTATTCATAATCAGGTTGTAAAGTCCTGGCTCGTTCACTATGGTTAATTGTGTGGTGAAAGGGTCGTCGGTTAAACCGACGAGGCTTTCTTTCCCTTGAATTGTCTGCTTTTCATCGTCATCTAATCTGCTTATTGCATCTCTGCTGTTCGTTATTTCCAGAATGTCGCAAACATCTTTTGCTACCCACCAGGGTTCGCCGTCTATTATGAGCATTCTAACAGTGTGGTCCTTGTAGTTTAGCACTTGCGGTAAGCTCGCCATAGATTTTCACCTCCTTAGGCGGTTTGTTGGTCTACATTGCATTTTGTTGTTTCATTGTTATAAAAAATATCAGGGAATAATTCTTCCATCGGCGTCTTAAATAACACCTCAAATTTTTTAGCCAACCTTATTGATGGGTCTCGTTTCCCATTCTCGTAAAGCGATACCGCTTGCTGGCTTATATTAAGCATTTTGGCTACGTCCTCTTGCCGCCAGCCTTTCGCTTCTCTTAAAGCGATTAAAGTTGTTCTTTTGCTACCCATCTTATCACCTCCGATATTGCATTTTGTTGTTTGTTCTGGGTTTATTATATACTACGTTATGTTGTTTTGTCAATAGGGTGAACTACATTATGCAATAAATATTTTTTCTATTACATTTCGTTGTATAATAAGATTAGAAAAACTACGAGGAGTTTTAAATTATGATAGGAGAAAGATTAAGAAAACTACGAGAAGAGCGTGGGCTTTTGCAAAGGCAACTAGCGGATATACTTAAATTAACTCAACAAACTATTAGCTTATATGAATCAAATCAACGAGAACCGGACGCAGAGACCCTTAAAAAAATTGCGGACTTTTTTAATACGACTATAGATTATTTATTAGGCCGCACGGACGACCCAAATCCTCCAGAAAAAACCATCGATGACGAAATTGTGAAAATCATGCGAGAACTGGGGCCGGATATTACGATGCACCTTTACGACCTAAAAGGAATGACGGAGGAGGAAAAGGAAAGCTTCAAGATATTTTTAGAAGGGTTGCGGGCAAGGAGAAGGCAAAAGGAAGGAAAAGAATAAGGGGCAATGAGATACTAAACCTTTAAAAACTAATATAAAACAGGGGGATAATGTAAAGTGGGTTGGCGTAATAGACCCCAATTTATAGATTATTGCCCACCAAATATTGATTATGTCTTTTTTATAGATGAAAATGGAACAGGCGAAATAAATTATATACAAGAAAACATTAATAATCTTAATCAAACAAAAGAAATACTTACAATCACTGGTGTAGCAATAAAGGCAGAAGATTTAAAATCCGTTAAACAGCAAATCATGAATCTAAAAATAAAATATTGGCCTCCACATGGTTATTATATTTACAAAAATCAACCCAAAAGAGTTTGCTTTCATTCAAGAGAAATAAGGCACCAAGAAGGCCCTTTTAGCCAAAAGGTAATAAATTACAGTGCTTTTATTCAGGACCTATCAAATACAATTAGTAATCTCCCTATCAAAATATTTTCTTCATCCATAGATAAAATAGCACATGTAAAAAGATATGCTGAACCTATTCATCCTTACAACTTATCTTTAAATTTTATAATAGAAAGGTTTGCAAAATATTTTCTTCGAAACAATCAAAAGGCCATTATCGTAATTGAAGCACAAGGGAAAAAAGAGGATACTTTTAAATTAAAATATTTAAAGGATTTTGTAGATAAGGGGAGCAATTACGTTACAAGAGAAGATTTATCGAAGATAAAAGGTATTTATTTTAATGGAAAATGGTCTAAAAAAGCAAATTGCTTAAAGTCTTATTTCGGTTTAGAAATAGCAGACCTTTGTTCTTATCCAATACATAAGTATGTCAAATGCGGAGTAAAAGATCCTGCTTATATGTGTATTGAAAACAAAATCTATGGTTATCCGAATTATATGGGAAAGGGTTTAAAAATATTCCCATAAAATTTAAAAGGCCACGTTAACGTGGCCTCCCACCGGGTTAACCCCGATGCCCGAAGGGGTTTAAACCCCTTACTCAACTAATGTTATTTTCTATTGATATTATATGCTATTTGGCTAAAAAAATACACTCAGACTATCATTCATATTACTTCAATAACGACCGACATAATACATTATGTTCATAATACTTAAACCTACGTAGAATATCTAATTATTTGTGGATATCTTGCGTATAATTTGTGGACAACCGGGGTGGTCTTCATGCATCTGCTTATGGCCGAAAAGACCAATCAGCTTCTGTATAAGTACCAAATAAAAGATTTTCCCATCCCAATAGACATATTTATGAGTTCAAGGGCATGTCACAGGAAGAAAAAGGAAAGTGAATCGGCTTAGTGTAAAGGGGGCTTTAATGTGGGAGGCTTTTTTGATTTTTTAAAGAATTTATTTATCCCACGTAAAAAGAACAACATTGATACTCATAACTTGCAAACTCAACCCAAGCCCGAAAGAACAAAACTTAGCGAAAAAAGTTGTGGCAACAATATAGATACCTGCAATTTGCTACCCCAACCAAAGCTTAAAAAAATAAAACTTAGTGAAGAACCTGGGCCAATTGAAGAATTCGTGATAATCGATATAGAAACAACTGGACTTGATAGTAGGTTAGATAAAATAGTGGAATTGGCTGGTATTAAAATAAAACAAGGCGAGATTGTAGATTCTTTCTGTTCTTTAGTCAATCCAGGAATACCTATACCAAAAGAAGCAACAAATATCCATCATATCACTGATAGAATGGTAAAAAATGCCCCTCGAATTAATGAAGTTCTTCCTAAATTCCTTGATTTTATAGGAGAATTGCCTGTTGGCGGTCATAATATTAAATTCGATTACGATTTTATCCAGTACAACGCCTACCTTTTAGGGAAAACATTTACTAACCCTTACTTTGATACTCTTTCCTTATCAAGGAAAGCATTCCCCAAATTAAAAAATCATAAATTAGGAACTCTTATAGATCATTTAAAAATTGATGTCAAGCGACAGCATAGGGCTTTAGATGATGTGATTGCAACAGCTCAAATATATTTTAAATGTTGCAAGGTATTAAAGGAAACACAGACAACCCCTAAACCAATAGGATTGTCTAATAATGAAAACATTGCTTTTGGCATAATCAAACAAGTTCTCAGAAACCATAACATAGAGCCTAACCAAATTTGCTACGATAAATCTTCCACCTGTGTTTTAATAAATTATTCAATATCCTTCCCAAGGTGGTTTTTAAAAATAAAGTTGGATGGAAAAAAGAAGTACATAGTTACTAATTTAGAAACGAACTATATCAAAAGTATGATTAATGGCTTTGATGTTGAAGATTGCCCCAAAAGTATAAGCGGCCGCTCACGTGTTTTGATTAATTCGCCGGAAGATCTGAATAGATTAGATAAAATAATCGTTGAATGTTTCAATGAAGTTGAAAGAGAATACCAACAATATCAAAAATATTACAATTCGCCAAGGGTATATGAAATCACCATAAAGGTGTAAAGGGGGTCTTTCATGTATAATTTCCCTTCTCAAACTCCAAAAAAAGGTATATTATATAATAGCGGGATTATTTTGTCTGCAGACAGAAGAATCGGTAGAAACAATCCAAGTATTGGATATAGGACTGCCTATGTGGCTGTTTATAGAGATGCCTATGGGGATGTCTATGCATTGTTTTTGGTAAATGTGGTAAATGCTTCTTCTTCTAATAAGTGGGGTGAAAATTATATGGAAGAAATAAAATTATTGTTTGAAAATTTATCTTCACAGATTGACAAGATAAACGAACGATTTGATAAACTTGAAGAAAAGATGGATAACAGTATTAATAAACTTGAATTTAAATTTGATGAGCGGATTAACAAACTTGATGACCGGATTAATAAACTCGAGGAAAAGATAGATAATAGGATTAACAAACTTGAAGAAAAAATTGAAACAATGAATGGGAAACTTATTAATATTGATGATCGTTTAAAAGTAATAGAGGAAAACATCGATTACAAAAAACGTATAATTGTCCCAATAGTTATCAGTTCCATAATCTCCTCTGTGCTAACTTTTGTGCTATCTTATGTACTGCCTTATATTCTCAACCTCATACAGCAAGGAGGAAGATAATAATGGGAAATAATCAAAATGCCCTAAGGGAAGTCATATTCAATTTCCAAAAGCATCCTGAATATAGACAGATACATGCTTCGGGATTTTGGTGCTCTGTTATGCCCACAGGGGAATTATTTTTCAACATTTATGAGGAAATACCAAGGACTCCGGATAAAACCAAACTTGTTGTGATTTCGCCTACAGAAACACGAGAAGAACCAATTGATGAACAACAAGATACATACTTAATGATTGATAGGATACTTCATGTAGGTGTAACTATCTCTATGGAAACCCTCCCGAGTATTATCAAATGGTTACAAGATAAATACAACGAATATCAAACGCTTAAAAACGCCAACATGCCCCAGAAAGAAAAGAGTTAATTTCTCCTTATATTTTTTTGGTTGTTAATCGAACATCTGTTCTATGAGGTGGTACAAATTGCATGTTCTAATGGCTGAAAAGGCGAATGCAATCTTATTACGTTATAACATTTCATCGTTTCCTATCTCCATTGAAACTATTGAGTACATAATCGAGAAGGAGAACATCCACTTAGAATATACGAAATACTTAAAAAAGGCTCTATATCTAGAAGAGAACAAAAAAAGATACATCTACGTAGGCTTTGAAAAGAATATGGACAAGCTGAGGGAATATTTAGTTCACGAATATGGGCATACATACCACTGCGGGAACTTTTACTTCTTGAATAAGATAGTGATAGCAAAGAATGAGGCCCAGGCAAAGGCATTTTGCGCATATTTTCTTATGCCGATAGGGATTTTCGAGCAATATTGGAAGCAAGATGATAATGATTATTTTTTATCCGAAAGCTTTGGGGTGGTGATAAGTTTAGTAAGGTTTAGGAAACAGCTTAGTATTTCGCTTATTGAATCAGGAGAATATGAAAGGCTACGATATGACTTAATGCTCCAACAAGGGGGATTATGCTATGAGAGGCCATATAAGGAAGAGAGGTTCCACATGGACAATAGTCTTTTACGTTGACGTTAACGGGAAAAAGAAGCAGAAGTGGATCGGAGGATTTAAAACAAAAAAAGAAGCAGAAGCCGCACTTGCTGAATATATACAAAAAACGAACGCTGGGGAAATAACATTCGCTAAGGATATAACCTTTGCAGAATTCCTGCAAGAATGGATTAAAAATTATTGCGAAGCCAACTTAGCACCACGGACCCTTCGTAGATACTCAGAGATAATAAGGCTATACCTGATACCTCGCCTGGGCAACATAAAACTTCAAGACCTTCGTCCCTTCCATATACAGCAGCATTATACCTGGCTTCTGGATAAAGAAGAAGGGCCGGGATTAGCTCCGGCTACAGTACTTTACCAGCATAGAATCATCCACGAAGCCCTCAAACACGCTGTCCGGTGGCAACTTATCCCGCGGAATCCTGCTGATGCAGTCGAACCGCCGAAAGTGCGGAAAGTGGAAATAAATGTGCTAACGCCCGAGCAGGTAACCGGCCTGCTCAATCACCTTCTGCAGGAAGGGCACGTATTATTTATCCCGACTCTCCTGGCAGTCACCACCGGAATGCGTAGGGGTGAAATCTGTGGCCTCCAGTGGGAGGATATTGACTTTGAAAGAAGCTGCCTCTACATCCGCCACCAGCTACAACGTATTGATGGTCGGCTGGTATTACGTGAAACAAAAACTGCTGGCAGCAGAAGGCCGGTCGCCCTCGATGATACCACTTTGGGACTTTTGAAAATGCACAGAAAAGCACAGATGGAGAACCGCCTCATGTTCGGCCCCGAATACGAAGTTGCTAACGCAAACTACGTCTGCACTTGGCCGGATGGTAGGCTGATTGACCCTGATTATATAACGAAGGCTTTTACGAAGGTATTAGACAAAATCGGCCTTCCAAGAGTGCGCTTTCATGACCTTCGCCACACTCATGCCACTTTGCTATTACAGGAAGGAGTTAACCCCAAAATCGTTTCCGAACGCTTGGGTCATACTGATATTCGTATTACTTTAAACACCTACTCTCACGTTTTGCCTTCCATGCAAAAAGAAGCAGCCGAAAAGGTTGCTAATAAGATATTCAATAAAGGGCTGAATCATTAGCAAAATATTAGCAAGTAGACAAAACTAAAAGGCTTGGGATTTTATTCCATCCTCCCAAGCCTTGATTTTACTGCTTTTTCTGGAGCTGATGGTGGGATTCGAACCCACGACCTGCGCATTACGAGTGTGGTCCGGACATTTTCAGTTAGTGCGAACAAGTTTTTGCAAGTTTCTGGAATACAGTCAGGACAAGGCTTTCAGAGATAATGCGCAGATTTAGTTTTCGGTTGGATACGTTCAAATTTCGAGAAATGCATTAGCAAAATATTAGCAAAGAGAACAAACTGCAATTTCTTGCAGTCGAATAAGGCACTGCAAATTTTTGCACAAAAACACCCCGGACCTACGCCGGGGGTTCTTGTTTTGACATTGTTTTTGCCCATTCTTCGCCGAATGTATCCTTAAATGTTCTGATTGCTGCTTCTATAAGCCCTTTTACTTCTTCTTCCGTAATGTTTAGCCCTAATTCTTTTATTCTGTTTGTTAGCCATTCTGCTGCTTTGTTGTATTTCTCCTCTCCATGTAAATCTTTATATACTTGTTCTACAAACCGCACAGCTAACTGGGCCAACTCCTGCTTTGCTGCAATTTCTGCCTCTATTTGTTTTATCCTTTCAACTCCAATTCTTTTTTTTATGTAGTTAGCTAAAAAAACAGCTATGACTGTAAATAACAATAAAAGCAAGTCGTAAATGACTTTGTAAAAAATCTCTTCCATCTTATTTTCCCCCTATCATTTCATAAAATCTGTGAAGAACGACAACAAACTCCTCTCGTGTAATTTGTTTACCTAACCCAAAATTGCCGTTCCCGTCGCCTTTTATGAGACCTTTTTCTTTTGCCCATTGAATATCTTTTATTGCCCAGTGATTATCCGGAACATCTTTAAATACACTTCCCATATTCGTGCCCTCCTTTTTAATCCCAAAGTATTCTAATATTCCGTTCGCTATTGCTCCCGCTATTTTGTTTATATTTTCTTCATGTTTTAATATTTCTGCATCCGTGGTATTGTCTATAAAACCTACTTCTATTAAAACCGGAATACCTAAAGGCTTTCTAATCATGTAGAGATAATCATAATTACCCTTTTCGCTTTTCTTCGTTTTAATACCTCTATCGGCAAATTTAACCTGTTGTAATATTTTTTTATGAATAAGTTCCCCAAGTCGCTTTGATTCCTGCGATTTGTTAAACATTGCTACCCACGTTTCTAATCCTTGTCCTCCACCAGCATTAACATGAATGCTTATACTTACATCGCATGGCTTAATTCTTTCTGGAAGGTCAAGATAAATATCACTATCTCGTGTGAGTTCTATAGCAATTCCTTTCCCTTTTAGAATTTCCGCTACTTTTTTGCTTATTGCAAGCGTTATATCCTTTTCTTGCAGACCATTCCCTGTAGCTCCCGGGTCTTTCCCTCCATGCCCGGGGTCAATTAGGACTTTATATTGTGCCATTATTGTTTTCCTCCTTTTTATTACGCCTCGTCTTTACCCACCCCGTCCCTATTTTTTGCCCTGCCGCCGCAAGGATGACAGCAACGACAATATCGGCGAAGTTTGTATCCATCGCTCCGTATCGCCAATATAGAAACAAACTGCCGAAACCAAGGGCGATAGCAAGAATATCAACTGTAGTTAAGCCGTCATCATCGTTCCAAAAGCCTTTCATAATCTTCACCTCGGCAGTGTTTGAATATACCAAATAACAAAGCCACCGAATGTGCCTATCATGGCAAACACGAGAGCCTTAAGCCAACCGGTGAGTTCTTCTAATTTCATGCAAAGATTTTCAAGCCTAACGGCAAATTCCGCATCCGCTTTTTCCAGCGCTACTATGCGCCTTTCGTGGTCCCGCACCTGCTCTTTCAATTCTTCATGCATCTCACATACGCCCATCAGCATCCCCCTTCCAGCAGTTTCAATTAACTTTCCCTAACACCTCCAATATCGTGTTACCCATACACAGCACGCTCACTCTATCCCCCACGGCTGGGGTATAGTGTCTCAAGCACCGCACAGGCGCCGTCATAGATGAGCTGCTTCCATTGATGTATAGTCGTGCAAAGTATCCGTTTGTTGCGTCTCCGCTCACCTCCGCAACCTGGCCTATTTTTCGAGAAAGACCCATTTGTGATAGCTTGGATTCCACAATTTGCTCTATGGTCCGGATTTCTTCGGCTGTGAACATATCATCACCCCACCGGCACCAGAGTTATATCAGATACCGCTATCCGTCCCGGCTCAATGTCCAGGGTATATGCGCTTACAAGATATACGCCATCGATTTTCTCGGAAGGATATTCCACCTTTACGATTTCGCCTATGTCCGGTATTATTTTGGCGTTTGCTAACGTGAGCCTGAGCCCAGCCTTCCATCTTGCCCTCTGCCATAGCTCTAGCAGGGCCCGTTGGTTGGCCGCTTTCTGCGCAGTGATTGTATTATCAGTTATTACCTGCACTCTGTTTCCTAACCGTTGCACTGCTGTCGGGCTGTTGATACTGTCATCCTTGGCCTCGCCCCTGATGGTTTTATCGGTTTGCTCTGAAATTACTATGATATGGTTTCTGATATCCTGCGGCGGTTGTTTTTCGATGCCTGTTATGCTGGCCGTCTCTATCGAGATGGTCCATTTTGGGTGGGAAGCATCTATCATGACAGGTCCGGCTTTTAGTATGCCGTCCGGGTTTCCATATATTTCCCACCCAACTGCTCCGGCTACTTCTTTTACGTGTTGCCAATATGTGTCGCCTATTTGTGCCGTCAGATTTGCCCGCCAGAGCCAGGAGATCGGGATATTCTGCTTCGATGTGGGTATACCAGCATGAGTAGCCAAGTCGGATAGGAGCCATGAAACACGATTTTGATTCGCTGTTACGTTCAATACTTCGACATACCTAATTGCAGTTAGACCCGCCCGGGCAGTTATGCGGATTTTGATACTGCTCGCTGTTATTGCATTCGCCAGCGCCACTTCCACCAGACCAGAATACCACTTGTCGGTGCCGTCGTAGATGAGCTTGTCGCCAGCATAGAGTTTGAATTTGACCGAATCCCATACATCCAGCGGGTTTACGCCGAAGTGGAGATATATAGCATTGAATGTGCGATTTTGGCCGAAGTTGATAGTGAGTGAACGTTCCAGGTCGTCGGGCCGTGGTCGCCAGGACGTGAATACATCGTCATCAAGCGCACTTGCGGGATAGTCTCCTGAAGATAGAATCTGGACCTCAGCAATTTCCAGGGAAACGCTGCCAATACCGGTCGCCCTGAAGGTAATTTCGATGAACCGCACGCCTACAAGATTATAGGCTGGATTAGGTTGATTTACCCAAGTATATCCATCCTGGCTGGTTCGTATTGAGAATACCTGCGTATTCCCTTCAAGTATAGCTTCAAGTTTCTGTATCCCTTCCGGCGTCCAAAGGTCAAGCCTAATAGTGAGTTCCAAAGCACCGAGTCCATTCTCTGAATGATTCCATATATATTTCGTGGCAATGCTCCCATCAATAATGGCCCTGGCATCTTGCGGCGGTGTTATATCCTGCCACACCCCTAAAACCTGCTTTCTGCCCGATACCTGTATAATTCTTGCTCCGGTCTGGAGCTGGTCTCCGGCCTTAACATAGGATGATGCCGTAGCCGTTGCTCCGCTGGAGCTTGCGGCGAAGTTCGCGCTTTCAGACGGAGTATCTATGTAGGCCGTAGTATCTGTGAAGCATTCCTGTATCAGCTTCTTTTCTATGCTCCTGGCCCGGACCTGGATTGTAGGAATGCCGCCGACTTCAATGCCTTCCGTTGCATCGTCTATTAGGCCGTAGAAGAGTGGCTTGCCGTCATCTGCAAAGCATTTCAGTATATTGTTTTCGGCGAATATCCATGCGCTGGGGTTGGTTTCATCCTGACTGAAACGCCCATCTTTGTTCGGCACCACAAGTGTTGCAGCATAACGGCAGTCGGCATTACGGTCGGCCCGGATGCTGGCGGAAAGATATGGATACCCGCCCGGCCCGAATAATGCAAGGAGCGCGGTTTCGTCCGCACTCCATACTTCCCAGCGTGGCATAGACTCACCACCATTGAAGGAATTTAGATAATATTGATGAATATTAAAGTTTGGGAGGTGTAAGAGATGGCTGAGGTCCAAAGTTATCTTGACTCACTCAAATTCAAACTACTGTGCGCTCAATATCATTACGAAAAGGCAAAAGAATTGCTTATTAACCCAAAGATTCATAGAAACATAATGGATGAAAAGACCAAAGAACATATTGCTCTTTGTGCAGAATTTAATGCGATGATGCATGTTCTTCATTCCTGCTTAGACATATTAGCTCAGTGGGCAAATGATCTTAAGAAAAAACTTCCACCTAAAAGTGTGTCGCTGAATAAGTTGATACAATATCTTTCCGATGAAGAGTTACCAAGCCTTCATGAACTACATGAGAGATCCGAATATTTAACTGATTTTGTTAATGTCTCGAAGCATCGCAAAATGATAGGCATAAGCACCGAATTTTATTTCATAAGTGCATCTATGCCCGTAGAAGAATGTGTTATTCAGGGATTCGAAAAAGATGGTAGAAAGTATAACTCATTAGGTCTTTCAGGCTCAATAGATAAAATTTTTAACGAGACCACCAATCTTATAAAAAAAGCCATTGATGAACTTGAGGTTATA